TCTTATCAACTTCTGCATAATATTCGTCAGATTTAGGGTCGAAACCTTCTTCTTCCACAAGCTTTTTATGTAAATCAAAAGCTGTGTAAGTCATTGCAGAGTCATTACCAAACCAAGGATTTCTTAAAGCCCAATCTTCAGCTTTAGGATCTGTAGTAGGTTGTTGAACTCTTTGAGGATTAATATTAACTTCTTTTTCCTCTCTTGGTTTAGTTTCACCTTCAACTTTTAAAGCATTTAGTCTTGCAGCATCCATAGTCAAATTAGCTATCTGCTCTTGTGCTGCTACTTGTGCTTCAACATTTTGAGATTCGATTGCATTTTTTAAAGCTAACTTGGCTGCTGCCATATTAGTTTTAACTCTGCTTTCAAATTCAGAAACATAAGACTTATCTAATTTTGAAAGTCTTCCTTCTAGATCTGATTTAGATTTATTAGCTGCTTCTGCAAATGCGATTGCTTCTTCTCTTTGTCTTTCAGCTTCTCGCATTTTACGAGTTAGTTTAGCAATTCTTTTTTGAACGCCCTCACTATATTCTTTTAACTCGTCTTTTTTATCTTCTGTCTTAACTTCAGGTTGTTCCCGTTTGTCCTCTTGAACAGGGACATCAGTAACCTCTTCGACTTCTATCTTCTCTTCCTTGGGTGCTTCAACTTTTTCTGGTTCACCCTTATCATCTAAATTGATTTCAGCTCCTTTATCTTCGCCTACATCAATAAGATCATCTGCTTTATGTGCGTTTTCCGTCGGCATAGTATCCTTCCTATGTTAAATGTAATGAAGAACTGATTCGGGATCACCTATGGTCCCTAACACTTCGTCATCGTTTAGTATTCGCACTTCTCCACCTTCTATTGGTAAACGTGAACCAGCATATCTGGCAAACATTACCCAATCTCCTATTTTGCACCAAGGTTTATTAAATTTTTCTTTGTCCTTGTATGCAAGATCTCCCATTTTTAAAACATAACCACACGTAGTTGCAATTCTAGCTTTATCTAATTGCTCTTGGGAAAATAATATTCCACCTTTAGTTTTCTCTTTTGGTGTAAAAGGTAAAACTAAAATTCTATACCCAACAGGTTCTGGTAATTGACTTACCATTTCCTTAATATTGTCGGGATCTAGTCTTACTGCGTGGGATTCTTCTTTTTTTTCTTGATCGTATTTTTCTTGAAGTGCCAGTTTAGTTTTTGGTACTTCCTTTGATGTCGATAACGTTTCCGTCATTTGGCTCCTTTTCATCTTCTTTTTGCAGGTTAGAGATTTCCTGTATTATTATTTGATAGGCTGCTGCCTGTCCTAACATATATTTGTATTTTTCCATACTGTCAACCCCACCAGTAATCATACTGTCTCCAATCTGTTGTAGAGTTGCATTTATTCTTCTCTTAAGCTTTTCTATTATTTGTTCTCCTGATAGCATCTTTACCTTTCTTAAATATTGAAGCGACTTCTCTTTTACCCATAACTTTGGCTCGCTGTTCTCCAACAGTTAAAATTTGAATTTTCCTAGCAAACGGTTTATTAATCTTTTTAACTTTCGCCACTGTTTTTCTCGCATCTGTCGGCGTTGCAAACTTGATTCCAACAGTGTCACGCGGGTTTTCGTCAGTATAAAGTCGTCTACCATATTTTTTTCCAGGGTGTTTACCTGTTCCTTTCTTAGGATCTTTTGCCATACTTCTCTCTCCAGTAATTTTTTCTCTCTAGTATTCTAATTCTTTTTTCCAAAGAATCTATCCCAAACAGTTTTTTAAAAAAATTTATCATAATTTAAAAGCCTGTAGTTCTTTTAGTTTTTCTTGAGCATCTACAATTTTTTGTAAAAGTTTATCCATCTCTTCTATGTGTTGTGGATGTTCTCCGATACCAACAGAGTGATCTAGATAAATTTTTATAGTTGCATCTGCTTCAGATATTTGTGCTTGGTATTTATCTTCTAGTGCTTGTAGTATTGCTTGTCTTAACATTTCCACCTTCTTCTAGCCTGACGTAGTCTAGAATTAGGATTCTTTGCTGCTTTAGGAAATTTTTTCATTTGACCGGCGCTTCTCGCGCAGAAGGACTTACGTCTCTTCGCAGCTTTAGATCCAGGTTTTACTTTACCCGTCACGGCTGTTTTTAGTTTTGAGCCAGGGTTCATTCTTCTGTAAGCAGCAACGCCAGCTCGTGTCATTCCTGCTCCAGACTTCGTAGATCTGAAGTTCTTTTTATTTCTTGCAGGCATTCTATCCTGTCTTCTCATTATAACATTCCCTTATAATATTTTTTGTAACTTGGGTTACCAACTTTCACACCACCCAAACTTCCAGAAATGTAACTACCTTTATAATCTCTTTGTGCTTGTTTGATCATTGAATTACCAACTGAACCTCCATCTGCTTTTTTACTTCTCTTTGCAAATGTTGCAACGTTGGTTGGTTTACCACCCACTCCTTGAGCCACTGCTCTTTTTCGTTTGACAGCACTCGCCCTTTGCGACTCGGTCATCCGAGTGGCTTTTGCAAGTGGGACGCATTTTGGATACTTTCGTTTGGCGTCCTTCTTCTGTTTGGAACGGCCACACTTTGCGAAAGAACCATCCTTTCGCTTGCTCCCAATATCTACCCATTTCTGTTTGAACCATTTATCAAGACCATTTTTTGCCATCTTACATCATCTTTGTTTTTTTACGTCTGTTAGACATAATAGCACCACATCCTCTGGCAACCTTACCACCATTTTTATAACCTCTATCTGGTCTGTTGAGTTCACCCATCAAACCACCTTTGGCTTTACTACCTCTAAAGTCTTTTCTTTTTACTCCAGATGGATCTTTAATTTTACCCGCACAAATTTTGCTAGCATATGCGTTCGCGTATGCACTGGGGTATACCTTAAATTTTCTCTTCGCAGCAGCCTTACCTCGAGGACATAGTTTCGTCATTTACTTTTTCCTTTTCATTTTTTTTACTCGTCCACCTTTTTTCATAAAGCCCATTTTGTTTCGGACTTCTTTAGGAAGTTTACGTAGACCTTTTCCTTTTTTTCCTGCAGGTACTGGTTTCATTATTTTCTCCTGTTTTTTTTACTTATGCCAGCTTCAGAAAGAGCGATTGCAATCGCTTGCTTTCTGTTCTTGACTTTTTTCTTTGAGCCACCAATGTTGAGTTTACCTTTTTTAAACTCACGCATTACTTTTTTAACTTTTTTTTGACCTTTCACTATTTATTAATCTTTCCAGATTTTTTAGCTTTAGATCCAAACTTACCATAAGACTCATCTCTAGAAGCTTTTAATTGCTTCTTAGTTCTTTTCTTTTTGATTCTCATAGCAATAGACTCATCTTTTCTAGCTTTGTAGCCTTGTTTTTTCTTACCGACTTTGCCGCCTTTTTTCATAGCGCCTCTATCCATAAGTTCAGTTGGCATTCTTTTTGATTTCATATTCATACCTTGACCACGTGAATACATCATATCTCCAGTTCTGCCACCCATACTACCACCACCCATTCTTTTTACTCTGCCGCCAACTTTCATTCCTCTTGGTTGAGCGACTTGTTTGTTAAATCTAGGATTTGCCATTATTTTTTTCCTCCGTTCCTAAAAATTTGTGTTCCCTTGATTCCATAAATTGACGCCACGACAAGGATCCACAAGTTTGTAAACCACGACGGCAATGACGAGAAGTATTCGAAGAACAATTTAACTTTGTCCATCGCAGTCGGATCGTCACTTACGACTGCCCAAGCTAGCACCACTATTGGCGCTGAGAGAATTAATAAAACTGCCTCGTCCTTCCAATCTGATTGACGGGCTTCTAAAAGTTTTCCCTGATAAGCTTCTTGACCTTGGGCCATTTTAGTTGCGTGCATAAGTTGCGCCTCTGACATAGCCATTTTCGTCTTCTGCTTGTTAGCATAAATCTTACTTCCCGCAGAGACGGCTAATTTAATCGCCGATAACCACATAATTTAATACCAAGTTGCTTTTACAGGTTTTTTATCTGGTCTCATTCTCTTTGTGCCTCTCACATCTACTTCTTGTGAAGTAAATGGATCAGTCATCTCTACAGGAATGCCACCTTGCTGCTCGCCTTTTGCGTTAGCACCAAGTTCAGGGACAACTTTTACGTTATCTCGACCATTTTTTCTGTTTTTAACCATAGTTAACTCCTTAAGTTATGATTTATACCTTTTTCTTTGGAAAGTTTCTACCGAAATCGTGAATTTTACTTGCATCAGCCATTGATTGCTTCGCTAAAGACACGCCAGCACGTAAACCTGCCAATTCTTCGTTCTGTTGAAGCTTTTGTTCTTGAATATCTTGGTTCATCATCGCTCTCATCTTATCAAGATCTAATCTTTCTTGTCCTTCTTCCTCTTTTCTCTGATTTTCTTGTGCTCGAAGGTCAATTTCTCTACCTTTTAGTCTTAATAATGGATCGCCACCAAACTCACCCATAATTTTTTCTTCTTCTTTAGCAAAATCTTCCTGCATTTCTGCAATCAGCTTCGCTTTTCGTGACTCTATTTGGTTTGTAATCTGTTGTAGACGTTGTTGTGACTGCATCATTTGTGGATTTTGCATCATACCAGCTGCCATCGCAGGATTTTGTGCTCCCATTGCTTGCATTTGTTGTTGAATCATTTGTGCTTCTTGTAATTCTTCTACAAATTCTAATTGTACTTGCTCTTGTGCCATTAAACTTATGTGTTCTAAAATATTTTTCTGTAAAGCTGCCATTGCTGCAGGATTATTTTGCACTTGGTTTAGTCTCATAAAGTTTAAGTGAGCATCAATGTGTGCTTTGTGATCCTGTCCCGGAAAAGCCTGAAAAGGTTTTGCTGACATAGCCATAATATGTTCTAATGCAGGGTCCATTGGCATTGGTGGAGAAGGTGGTGGTAATATTGCATTTACATTTTTCACTCCTAGCGCATCATACATAGATCTATATGCTTGATATAGGTTATGTATACGAGGATTTGATTGCGCCAGTTGTAATTGAGATTGAGCTAAAGATATTCTTTGCGTCTGTGAGAAGATGTTTGGATCTGCTACAGGTAATATATCTACTCTATCATCAAAATCTTGCATTTTAATTTCTCTTGTTGCACCTGGTACATCGTATGGATAGACAGGTGGTAAGTATGTTTTAAATACTTCTGCTAATAATTTAAATTCTTGTTTTAATCCGACATATAATCTTTTGTGTATAGCTGACATTACCCGCGATCCACGCTCCAATAAAGCTACAGTCGTACCGACGGCAGCGGCTTGATTCATATCACCCACTTGTGCATCAGCGATGCTCGCGAATCGTTGGCCAGCAGATACAACAACTCCCATTAATTGTAGAAGTGTTGCATCTGGACCTTTAAAGGGTAGAGTCATAAACTGATCTCTGATGTTTCCACCAGGAGCGTCTACGTCTCTGAACTCACCAGGTTGTAAAGGTTGAGCATCATCTCTGACTCTTATACCTCTAGATTTAAAACCGGCTGGTAAGTTAGCTAAAGTTCCTGCATCCAACAACTGTCTAAGAGCTGCTGTTGCAGTTCTAGTTAATCCACCAATCATATGGATTAGACCAAAACCATAAAAACCTGTGCCAGGTAAAAATTTAAATTGCACAAAATAATTTATTTTTTTCTTTAACGGGTCCATTACTTTGTAGTTTCTCCTAATAGATAAAACTTTATTACCCGCCTGTGAAACAGTTACAATGTATGGAAGTTTAATTCCTGTTGGTTCGCCATCTTCTCCCACATCTTCATAACCCTCTAAATCTAAATTGGTATGTATTTCATACAAAGTGTATTGATCTTCTTGACCATCTTTTGAAATACCCTCTAGTTCTAATTTTTTATCTTCTAATTGATTCTCAGTTATAGGTGGATTACCTAATTCTATGTCTCTGTAAAATCCTGCAACCTGTTGTTTCTTTAATTCGTTTTCTGAAATTTTTATAACGTGCACCACTGCATCTGCATCATCTAGTGAGTTTGCAGAATAAGGTACAATTAAATCCTCTGCTGGTACAAACTTAGACACGGCTCTACCTAAGAGAGCATCATAATATACTTTCTTAAAAGTAGAGCCTGAGAGAGGGAGGTAAAAAAGCATTTGATCAAACTCTGGTTCATACTCTTTCATCTGATCCATAATTTGATAATTCATAAAATCTTTTACACGCTTTGCCTGTTCTTCTTTTTGAACATTGACATCTCCCATTATTTGCGTTCGTACTGGTCCATCAGCTGGGAGTAACTCTTTATAAGCCTGCGCTTGAAACTGCGTAACCGCTTCTGCAAGTACAGGGTGATTGACGCCAGAAGCGCCTCTAAATGGTTCCGTTCTTCTTTCATATTTAAATCCTAAAAGTTCTAGTCCGTTTCTATAAGTTTCTTCCCAGTCACCTCTGGACTCTTTGTATTCTCTGTATTGATCGACTAATTTTGAACCTAATGGTTCTAAAATTTCGTCACCTAAAAACTCTGCAAGATTTTCATAATGATCTTGTCCACCTTCTTCTGAAGCAACTTTTGGATCAAAAGAAATTTCAGCACCACCTTCTTCTGTCATTTCTATTTCGACAGGTCCGCCTTTTTCTTGAATCTCTTCTACGTTTTCTTTGATCGCTTCTTGAATTTCCACTTCTCCTGGAACTTCAACAGTTGTCTTCGTATTTGGTAATGGTTTGTCTATTGTGGCCATTTGGTTAACCTATCCTGTTTTGTTAAATGTTTCAATTACTTCTTCGAGTATCTCTGTGTTTGGTTTCTTATCTTCTTTAAGCGGCTCTGGATTTAATTTAGCCCATTGTAATAATTCTGCTTGTGTAACTGGTTCATCATTTGCAGTATTTACAAAAGCTCCTATGTCAGCGTTGTATTTTATATCCATTATCTTTTCTCCGCAAACATTGAAGCGAGGCCACCGTCTTTGTAATAATCTGTTTTTTCTGCAGCTTCATTATAACCATATGCAGCACCACCATAAACATCACCACCACTAGTTTTTACATTACCACCTCCACCACCAGGAGTTCCACCACCAAAATCAGAATCAGATGTAATATTATATTTTGCTTTTTCTGCAGCTTTAGCTATTTCTTTTCTTGTTTTTTCTGCAGCTAAGAAATTATCTAATTCTTCTTGTGCTTTTATTTTTCTATCTCCCCTTGCTTTTGCAATGAATTTTTCTAAAGCTTTTTGATAATTGTTTGTACCAAAACCTGATATTACATTTTTACCAGCTAATACAGATTTAGGTCCGTATTTTAAACCAACACTAGACATACCAATTAAACCATCACCTAATTCTAAATAATTTAATTGATCTACAAAATCAGGGTTATAATTTTTAGAGTCAGGATTAAAAGGACTCCTTGAATATGCTGCTGCAAAACTAGGTAAAGGTACTATAGGTTTCTGAGCCGCTAATCTAGTTCCAAGTGTGCCTCTTTCTTTACCTTGTAAAAATCTGCCTAAACCAAAAAAAGCATCCTCTGATACTGATGGATCAGATCCTGCTGGTCTGGTAAAAGTTGGTTGCAATGGACCAAAAGGATTAAATCCACCACCTCGTTCTTGTAAATCTATACCGATAATACCTTCACTTGGTGTAGGTGTAGTTGGTGTATCAGATGTAGTTGTAGTTGTTTGTCCTAATGTTCCTGCATCATAACCTTGAGCTGTGATTGCGTCTGCTATCTCTTGATCAGAGAAACCATAAGCGTTCATCGAATTATAAATAGCTAAAGCTTGAGGGTCTGTTATTCCTCCAACGTTGAAACCGACTCGACCACCATCAGCTAAATATTCGTCAAGAGGTTTTTGTAAACCATAATCTTTTTCTTCAGCTAGAAAACCTTTATCAATTGCAGTCTGAATAAAATCTTTTTCTTTGACTATATCACTTTTTCCATACAACCCTGTTCGAGCTGGGTCTGTTATAAAATCTAAAGCTGCTTGAGGAGTTTTAGCTGGATTTTTTGAAAACTTAAATTTTGTTGCTGTCTCTCTAAATTCTTCTAAAGCTTTTCCTTTGTCTGTCAATTTATCACCAAAAAAACCTTTTTCAACAGCACCTAAATTTTTTAAATCTTCTAAGGTCATTTCAGCGGCACCTGCTGGAGTAAATAAAGTATTGCCTATTGTCTGAGCTCCTTTTTTTAATACATTATAAATACCTAACCCTTTACCAAATCTAGAAGTTGGATCTACAAAAGGAGATATAAAAGATAAAGTTTTATCTATACCACTACCAATTTTTTTTATAGGAGAAACTTTTTTGGTTGATCCAGTTCCAGAGGGTCCTCCACCACCAGTTGGAGTTGGAGCACTAAAAGTTCCGCCTCTTTGTTTACCACCCATTCCCATAGCCGCGCTTCGACCACCACCTCTTGAAACTCCTGTGTTACGTCCACCTTGATATCCTCTACCACCAAATCTAAATGGAGTTCTTTCTTCAAACAAAGACTCGACGCCTATCGCACCGCCGTCCGCTTTTCTAAAAAATCTTTTGTAATCAAACTTTGGTTTAGGTGCATCCTCAACACCACCTTCGTCATAACGTTCATCAACTTCATATTCGATATCTTGTTTTTCTCTGGCTGGACCAGACAACCCTAACTTTTCAGAAATATCAATCATTGTCTGACGTTTATTTTTACCACCACTCTTACCAGCTTGTTTCATTAATTCTGCTTTTTCTTCTTTTGTTAAATCTTGTGCCTCTTCATCAGTCATTTCATCTAAATCTTCTAAAGATATTTTTTCTTTGCTCATAAAGATTTGACCAATACCAATATTTGGAATAATCGTTGATAAAATTTTCATTGACTCTTCTGGATTGTCTTGAATGTAATCGTTTACTTTATCTGCAAGTGCAGCCATACCTAATGTGCCAACCGATAGACCGACGGCTTTTGCAAATGGAATAACTAAAGGTGCTGCTAATATCATAACTAGTAATAAGTTCTTTCAGTACGAGGAAGTGAATCCTCTTTTAAATCTTCTGGATGCGCCACGAACCCTCCTTGTCTAAAACGCATTATTGCTTGTGTAGTACTGTCCACCAAATCGTCGTGATCTCCATACGGAAATGATGCACATTCCTCAATAACTTCTTCTGCGAACTTTTCATCCGGCGCCCAAATAACACCTGACTCAAAAAGCGGTGCTACAGCGTTAACCCTAGCGTGTTTATCTTGTCCTTTGCTAGGAGTATAACTTATAACAGGAATGCCCATTTTTCGCAACTCGTATGTCAGAGGTAGACCAGAGGCTTTTGCCTCCACGATCACCGTTTCAGGATTCCAATATCTATACTGCTCCCAGGCTTCTTTCTTAAGATCTGGAAACTCTAATCGTTCTTTGAAAGCGTCTAATAGTATTAGATTAGGCGGGCTATCTTCATCAGGATGAAATACACCCCACGTGGTTATAGCAGAATAGTCTGCAGATTCTTTTTTCAAGAAAGCTGTATCGTAAGATTGTATGACGTGTTTTAATGGTGGGATAAAATCTTTCTCCCACATTTGCCACCACTCACGTTTGATTAACGATCCTTCTTCAGCTGTTGGATTTTGCATCCACTGCGCGTTCCATTTACCAGAGCTCAACGATGCTTTCACAGATTCAAGCTCATCTAGTTTCCAATACTGTGGCCACACAGGTTTACCTGATGGCATTATCGCTGGAAACTCTATAACTTCCCACTGATCTGATTTTAATTCTTTTTGAGATTTTAATAACATACCTGTTAGATCTTTCATATTCCATCTTGTCATTACAACAACAATTGATCCACCTGGTTGTAAACGCTGACGTGGTCCTGATGTATACCAATCATATGCACGTTCTAAAGCTTGTTGGTTCATTGCATCTTGTTCTGAGTGTGGGTCATCAATAATCAGAAGATCCGCTCCACGACCCGTTATCGCCGATCCCACACCCGCTGCATAGTACTCACCTCCTTGCTCGGTTTCCCATTTACCCGCGGCCTGTGAGTCCTCTCTGAGTCGTGTCTTAAATATTTGTTGGTACTCAGGGGAATCAATTAACGTTTTGGCTTTTCGTCCAAAGCGGATCGCGAGTTCTGTTGTGTGGGTCGTTTGTATAATTTTAAGATCAGGCTTTCGTCCTACCATCCAAGAGGGAAGAAGGTAGGACGCAAACTCTGATTTAGTATGCCTTGGCGGCATATTAATAATTAATCTTTTGATCTCACCAGATGCAAGTTTATTAAACTTATCTGCAATCTCTTTGTGATGTTTGCCTTCAATAAATTCAGGCCACACGTGTTTGACAAAAGATAGAAAGTCATTGTTAACTTTTCCTTGTTTCTTTTTTTCAGATAACTTGATCGCGTATTTAAGAAATTCTTTTCGAGCGTCGGGCGGAAGTTTATTTATAATTTCCTGTTTCATAAAAATTTTTGCAGAATTTTTTTTAACTCTGTTTTGTACCATTTTTTATTTTTTTAGGGGTACCCCCTCTATCATATTGCCATTTTCTAATTCTTGCAAGTCTATGTCTAAAACTTGGTATATAGGGTGGGCCCGTAGTACACTAGCAAAAAGGGGGTGTGGGGGGCTTCGCGATGCGTGGTTTTTGGATTTTGTTTGGGACCCCTTGGGGTGGGTGGGCCCATAGTTCACGAGCAATGCGACACTGTGTCCTATATATTCCCATAATAAATAGTATAATAATTAAGGGGTATAAAAAGAAAGGATAACTTATGCAAATACTAAAACCTAAACCACGATACAGAATAAATTATAAAGCTGTATCAAATCATCTTGGTGTTAAGTTGAGAGGCAACGAAACTTTCACGGAACTTTTAGAAATAGAAAAGCAAGTGAAAGAATACAACGAACGTAAAGCGCGGATCGCTGAAGAGAATGCAAACATTCAGCGAGTTGACGCCCAAGTCAAAAAGTATTGGGGGAAATAATGCAGAGGCTAGAGTACAATGGTTGGTATAACTACGAGACTTGGAATTTCAAGCTGTGGTTAGATAACGATCAAACATTAAACGAATGGCTACAATCAACGATCGAAAGTTGTTGTCATAGTTTATCGGATCGAGATCGAATAAAATCGATCGATAGACTTGCAAATATATTATTACAATACGCTTGGAATAATATGCCTGAATTAGATGCAAGTTTTTATTCCGATGTAATGAGTGCATCTATTCGAGAGGTAAACTTTCGAGAAATAGCCGAAAGCTATGTAGATGAGGAGATCTACAGAAGGAAGACCGCATAACAACCAACCCCGAGCCGATGAACTCGGCTCGGGGATAACTAAAGGAGTAAAAAAATGGTAGCAGTAAAAAAAGAAGCTAATAAATTTGAACATAAATTTATTGGTTTTCATAATCAAAAAGAAGTTGTGTCTTATGTTGCTATAAATAAAGATTATGCAGAAGATAGATGCAAGGAACTTCTTCTAGATTACTTTCACAAAAAATCTCCAAATTTAACTAAGATGCCATTAGAATATTATAATGGTGTAGTTGCTTATGTAGGGGAAAAACTTTAACAACCAACCCCGAGCCACCAAAGTGGCTCGGGGTTTTCTTTTTTTATTTTTTTTTGGGTGGGTGGGCCCGTAGGGCACAAGCAGAGGTTGTATGCAAGAACTGCAATACTCGCGAGACGCGAAGCGCGAGCGGTGGTGGGGGGTGGGTGGGCCCGAAGGGCACAAGCACAACTCACACGTGTGTGACAATATGCTCCCATAATATCCCATAAATTATCTTGACATACTATATATGGTATATGCAAAAATTAGATATGCGGATCGCGAATAGCGGGGGAAGGTTTGCGGCGCGCGGTTAGTTCTTAACGCCTATTAATTTATTTTGAATTAATAACCAGTCATTAATTGCTAATGGCTTCACTTCTCTATGATCCAATAGTAGGCCTTCAATAGATTTACTCTCATAAAGTTTTATTGAGGAAGGGGCGCGGGGCGGGGCGTGTTGTAATAACAGAAAATTACGCTTTGATTTTTGAGTGTGGAATAGTATCTGGTGAGGTGAAAATCTTACTTTATTTGTAGTCGTATATTTTAACTCAACCATAAAAAAACCGCACAAATCATTATAACAAAGCACATCGGGGACGCCGTGATTTATGTAAGTTTCAAGTCTAGTATGTTGAATTAGAGGGGTATTTTTTTTAAATTTTTGATATAATTTTTTTTCGGGTTTCACCGTACACGTGTATATACGGTAAAACCCTATTTTGTCAAATTATGCGACCTCTTCAGTCAATAAGAGCGCCTCTTCATTAAAGGGGACAATATAATAATTGTCGTTTTTATCCTCTTCTATGGTTTGATACGCTTTTAATTTAGCGTTAGCAATTTCAAGACTTTCAACTACTTCTTTTAAGTAATAATGCGGTTTACATTTACTATCTTTTAATTGCCATTTGTTTATAATTATATATTTCATATTAATTATATCCTTTATTTTCAATTTGAAGCGCCTTAGTTTTATTCCAAACAATGCCAACGCCTGATAAAACCTTCTCAAGTACAACGTTTAATTGCTCAGGGACGCCACACTCAAAAACTGAGTTAATCGCGCTTTGTTTATATAACTCAAGTTCTTTAACCTTTTTACCTTCGGGGGTTTTTTCAGCTTCTTTTGTAGCCAAAAATTGCGCCCACTCTCGCAATTGTTCTCGACAATCTTCGGGGGTTATGCCTCTATCATAACTAGATCTATAATAGCTGTCGCGATCTTTTTTATCAAATTTATAACTTAATTTGTCTTTAAGTTCTTTATTTGATATTTTGCCAAAAAACGTTTGCGCTTTACGTTGTTTTATTTCAACTTGTTCTATTGCCTTCTCAAGTTCTTTTATTACAACGTCCGCTTTTATTTTTTTGGCTAGTTTTAGTTCAGCGCCTTCAGTAAGATCCGCAATAATAGATTTTACGCTTAAACGCGCTTGATCTATTAAAGGATCAATTTCTGAATTGATACGCTTTTTTAAATGTTCCAACTGGTATTTTGTTGGATATGTCGATTTACTCATATTTTAACCTCGCTTTGTTATTTTTATTTTTAAGTATTGACATAATAGACTTATACTATTATATGGGAATATATGTCAATAGAAAAAAAAGAAATAGATAAATTAGATATTGAGGCAAAAGCCCTCTATGATTTAGCAATAGAGCACGGGTTAATTAAAAAACCAAAAAGACCCAAAAAAGACAATTCAAAAAAGGGTGATATTTTTTTAAATTGTAGGTGTTGCGGGGTATTAATACGCCCTGATTGGTATTCTAAAATAGATAAACGATATTGCGCGGATTGTTTATAATTATGAAATATTTGAAAATAGATATTAAAGAAATAGAATTTTTAATCAATTCTTATGAGAATTGGTACAATACATTTGATAAGGACGGCTACAAATACGTTATTGAACAATTAAATTTTGATCAAAAATATTATAATCAATTACTTTCATCACTTCATAATTTTGTTAAAGGCGGTGAATTTTACCCGATAAAAATAAAATGAAATTATACAAATCAAAAAAATTATTGAATATAGATAACAACGCCAAAACAATTAAAGGCCAAAAATACAAATATATGACAGCAATTTTATATTTAGCGCCCGCTCGTACTAGCGGTTATAATGTTTGCCCGCTAGCTAGCGCGGGTTGTATGGCTAGCTGTTTAAATACAGCGGGGCGGGGGCAAATGGGCTCAGTTCAATTAGGGCGTATTAATAAAACTAAATGGTATTTTTTAGAGCGTGAAAGTTTTTTAAATCAATTAAGAATAGAAATAAAAAGACATATTTTAAGATGTAAAAAAAAGGGTTTCAAGCCCGCAATACGTTTAAATGGTACTAGTGATATTGATTGGAATATTCACGGGTTATATAATGAATTTCCGAAAGTTAAATTTTACGACTATACGAAAATTTATAAACGGGCGTTAAAATTTGTTAAAAAAGAATATCCGAAAAATTATTATTTAACATATAGTTTAAACGAGGATAATAAGGCGCAAGCATTAGATATATTAAAACGGGGTGGGAATATTAGCGCCGTTTTTAGATCAAAAAAACTTCCAAAAAGATTTTTAAATTATAAAGTTTTTAATGGTGATAAATCTGATTTAAGATTTAATGATCCTAAAAATGTTATTATAGGTCTATACGCTAAAGGACGGGCGTTAAAAGACCAAACGGGATTTGTGCAAGATGTTTAATTTTGTATGGATATATGGCGCGAGCGACAAGATAGCGAGCGAGCATTTAATGCCGTGTCCACTGGAGCGCCATATTAAAACTAACAAGCGAGCAAGCGAGAAAGGATAATATGTTATTAAATGAAATATATGACAAGTTGGCAAAAGAATGGCAAATGACATCGGAAGAAGTACAAAACGCCATTTATAAAGAATGGTATAAAAAATATCATCAAAACGAACAAGCGAGCGAACAGAAGGGATAATATGACAAAAGACGAAGAAATAAAAAAATTAAAAGAAGATATAAAACTTCTTAAATGGAAGGAAAAAAACTCTGTTATGATTTGTG